GGTGGAGGTGTCGTGGCGGCATCAGCCTGCCTTGCAGCAGTAACTGGAATTTCACCCGCCGGTCTACCAGTACCCACGTCATCTATGATCGCCTGCTGCTCTGGTGTCAGCCGCCCTCCTGCTGCTAAAACCCTGCGAGCCTCATCAAGTTCAGCCGCCCTAGCAGCAGCCAACGGATCAGTTGGAGCAACTCGTTGAACCGGCGTTACCTCTTCAGCCACTTCCCTAGGAGCAGCGTCAGCTTGCCTAGCAGCAACGGGTGGTAGTTGTCCAGCATCTATTGTTGCGGTATCTACCAACTCGCGTTTAGTAATATCGTCTATGCGAGATACAAGCCGGTCCTTGATTGCTGCATTTGCACGAATCCACCGAGAGTAAATCTCCTGAAGTTCGCCTACCTGCCTACCCATATGTTGCAACATGCCTTCAACTTGTGAGAGCGTCAGATGCTCAATGTTTTCTGTAGTGCCAGCCAAGAAATCAATCGTCATTCTCTGGGCGGTATTTTCGTCCACAACACCTAATAATTTCTGGGTAAGTTCTTTTTGGTCGGCATTGACCAGCCTCAGTTCTGTTTCAAATAACTCTTTCCGCTGAAAATCAGGGACTTGTGCGGTTAGTTCGTCAATCTGCTTAAACGCTTCGTCGGGCGATATGAACCCCGGCATTTCAGTCAACCGCTCAAACTCATTCCGTACACTTTGTAATTCAGTGTCAGAAAGTGAGCGAAGTTCTCCCCCAGCCCCCCTAGCAGCAACGTCAGCTTGCCTAGCTGGAGTGGTTGGCTGGCGAACGCCACTGATATCTACGTCGCCGTGAACTTGGATTTCGTTCAAAAAGTCGCCCGATACACGGTCAGTAATGAGCGGAGCATCGGGTAACGTGCGAGATGGAACGGCGATTACTTCAACGGATTCAGGCGTTATAAGTCGTGCCTGTGCATCGTCCATAAGTATGATGGGGTCTTGGCGTAAGCCCGGAATTGGCTCCCCGCCTGTAAACTGCCCTCTTCGGACTGTTTCCCTGCGTGTCAGATAGGCTCGATAGACTTCTACTCGTGACAGGTTTCCTCTTGTGCGCCAGTCTGCTCCATATATCTTAGAAACTATTTCATCAGCTTCCCCGATTGCTTCAGCAGTTACACCTGCACGTTGAGCGTCTTCGGAGATTATCCGGTTCATAATTACGATAGCTTCATCGTCGCTTCCTGCGCGGGCGACTTCACCTATTCTTATGAGTTCTGTGGCTATATCGTCTGCGTCGGTAGCACTAGACGTAAAACTCACAGTCTCGTTTGCTTGAGTACCACCCAGCCCGCCACCCTCGCCGGTACTGGCACGCAATACGTTACTGTTTCGCACTCGTTGAGAATCTGACGTAACGTGGAAGACTGTCTCAGGAAGGTCTTGCTTTGTTCTTATTCGCCCTCTGATAACTCTTCCCTCGTGAAATCTAAAAGGACCTTCCCCCGCTCCCGCTATAGAGATTGACGATTCACGACCTTTTGCTGCGTCTTCTGCACTAATGAACACCCTCAATGGACCTTTATCTATATCTTCGGGAATAAAGCGTCCTTGAGTACGCAGTTGCGGCACAGGATCAAGCACGTTGCCTACGCCAGTGCGACCGATTGCTGCTGCGGCTTGTTCTCCCTTTCGCAAGGCTGCACCAGCACCAGCCTTTGTTCCGCTTACAGCAGCACGGGCAGGCGCAGTGACAAGTTGTGGAGTACCAACCACAGGAAGGACGTTCAGTGGGTCTAGTAAAGCCGCACCTAGTTCAGCACGATTAAGATCCCAAAGCCCCTCGCCTGTCACGGGATCACGCTCACCCTGAAGGATTCGCCCCAGCCCCTCAATTGGATTAGATGCTCCTGCGGGGCTTCCCAATATGGTCATATCACTGGCTGCGGGAAGAGACTCCCTGAAAGCGCGAGGGATTGAAGATATTGCCCGCTCAAACGGATTTGTCGCAGCAGCCTGTTCTGCGGCTAATTTTTCTGCAAATGCACGGTCAAAGGGAGTCTCACGTACAGGTAGCACTTGTCGTGCCATCGCTCCCACCCCGCCACCAAAATCAAAAACAGGAGCAAGGTCTTCAAGCATCTCAAGGTGTGCGCGTCCAAACGCACCCATGCCTATACCTACTTGTTTTGCAACAGGTCCGATACCGCGCCCTATTGTCTGTCCTATGATATTTGTACTTCTCGGAGGAACCGGACGCTGGACATCTACAGACTGTGTGGGCTGCGCTGTCTGAGGTTGCCTGAATCCACCCTGCTCAAAATCTTGAAAAACCCGTGTAGGCTGCGCTATCTGTGTAGGCTGCGCTACTTGCGGAATTGGTCGGGTCGCATTGAACTCTTGCTCGCTTTGAGCGATGAACTCGGTGAACTTCTGCGGAGCGGTGGGATCGTCACGCTTCAGACGATATGCGTTCCCTGTTAGATTACGGGCAACGCTGTCAATCTGGTCAAAAAAGTCGTTCCCAGGAAAAGGAGGCTGTGTCATTCAGTTCTCCTACTGGTTGAATAAGAACCTAGCCGGTGATGCGAAGCGGGAAATACCTGTTCCCATTTGAGAAACAGGGGCACGTCTGGCACGCCTGCCAAGATTGAAGTCATTGTTTAGAAAATCTGTAAAAGTTGGAGCATCTTGCCCTTGCTGGATTGCACGACCAGTTGCTCCAAGAAACTCGTTCTGGGCTTGGCTTGCCATGTTTGTAAAGAACGGGCGATTATAGTCGGTTACGAGGCGAGGCTGACGAAACCTGTCCAGAAATGTCTGGAATATCAGGTCACGGCCTTCACGACCTTCTTCAAATATGCCTAGCGGGTTGAATTGCTGTACCATCTATCGACCGCCAAATATCCTCTTATTCAGAAACTCGGCAAAAGATAAAGCGCTGGGTTTCGCCTGTCCAGCGTACTGATCGAACCAGTTTCTCCCGCCACCGAATAACTCGGCGCCAACCCCAAGTCGTGACCGTGCCGCTTGCCGTGCAAGGCTTTCCAAAGTTTGTGCCTGCTGTGCGGTTTGCGGATTTAGTACGTCCTGCTGTGCGGCAGTGAGTCCCAAATAAGGGTCTTCAAACCCTCCCACGTCCTGACCTGCACCGGGACTTATCCCTCTGGACGCCGCAAGGGCTTGTGCAAACTGCTGCCTTCCAGCCTCGCTTGCTGCGCTTCCGTAAAGTGGTTGATTCTGAACAAACGAAGCAAATGCTGGTTGAGTCGTGGTTCCTGTAACTTCAGGATCAAAATTTTCTGCCGTGGCTGGGTCAAATATATTCTGGAACAGAAACCTGTTAAACGTAGGATCATAGGCTCTTTCAAGTGCCCGTCCAGTTAGACCACGAGTGGGAAGACCACGATCCTCAAGCCCTCTGTAAAACTGCGCCCTCTGAAACTCTAGTTCGTCTGGCGCAAGCGATTCTGTAGGTAAAGAAAGCGGACCTGGGCGTGCCTCTTCGGCAGTAGGTAGAGGCAAACCAGTCATGGCCTCAGGACTTGAAAACATTCCCTGACCAGTATCTGAAACAGCCCCTCCACCTACATCCCGACCAACAAAAAAATCAGTCATAAGGGTAGAACCAAGACCACTCATCGTGCCGACTACCTTGACACTATGTGCGCCACCTGGCGTCCGCGCAAGCATCTTCGCTCCAGCAGCACCCCGTGCAGTATTTTCAGTAACAGGCTCACCGATATTGGCAATTACTGCCTGACGCCCATTTTGCTGTGCAAATTCCTCTGCTTGTTGCAAAGCATCACGAACGGCTGTGCGACCTTCCCTCTCCTGACCTCTTGCAAATACAAGTTCACCCTTCTCTGGTTGTCCGGGGAATCTGAGCCAAAAGGTAAAAACTTGCATGACGTACTCTCTTTTATATGTTCGGTTCTAACCCTGCTGCTTCAGCAGTGTTCCTTGGCGCTGTAGTGTTATATCCCGCATCAGGAGAGGGCGCAGCACTGACTCCCATTGTGCCAGCCTGCGCCAGCAATCTCGGGTCTGCACTTACTGTAGCAGGATTTGCCATGTCCTGTACACCCGCCCCACCGCCGGGTTGAGCAGCCCCGTTCATACCGGCTGCTGCTGCCATCGGGTTCGCATTAACAGCCTGTTCAAACTGGTATTGCATTGCCGCTTCTTCCATTGCCTCACGTTCGATTTCCCTCTGGATATCCATTTCGAGAAGCTGGATAACCTCTTCAGGTTCCCCCGAAAGACGGGCTGCGTGCCACTGTGTAAGCAACTCGTATTTCGCGCTTGACGCACGTATTCTAGCCCCTGACATACGCCGTTTTTCAAGGTCGTAATCCTGAACTTTAGCGATTTTAGTGGCTGCATATTGCTTCGACACGAGTGCTGTGCCGGTACTTGGATCGACCTGCGATGCGACCTGTGCGGCCTGCCAGAGCGCAAAATCGTCCTGTGGCTGTGTCTGCCTTAGTTCTACAGATAAGAGGTTATGTCCCTTGATATCGTCGGGGGCGATAACCTTGTTGAACGGCTGGTCTGTGTGGGTCTTGCCCCGTACCTCGATATCCTTGTATCGTCCGGTTTCGTACTGTCTGCCGAGGTTGTCGAGAATACCTGCAAGCATGGATTCCACTGCTTTAAGGAAGGGGGCAACTACTTCGTTATCTGCCTGTGACAGGATTTGAAGTGCCGCACCGGATACAGGGGATGTAAGTCTTCCAAGTGCAGGATCAGACAGACCGGCATTTGACTCGTCGAGCCTCAACTCGCCTTCTAGCTGTCCCGCATCTGACGTCAGTTGCGAAATGGGGAGAAGCCCTATGTCTTCGTCGTTATCCGTGGACAGTCCGAGTTCAGCACCGGAGGCAAATGCGTCCTGATCCAGTTCCTTGGTGCCGTCCCTTGACTTGACAATCAGGGTGCCCTGCACGGCTCTTGCCGTAAGTGCCATTCGGTACGATGCAAGCCGGTTTACCTGCGGAATGACGTGTCGGAGCGCAGCAAAGATGCTGTCACCGACGTCTTCTATGCCGGGGATTTCGCGAATGCCGTCGATAGTATCTTTCAGGCTGTAGTTCATTACGCCGGGGTTGTTGCCGATCAGCCGAATCACGATAGGGAAATTAACGGCAAAGGTGTCGGTCGGCTTCTTTGCGTACTGCCCGTCGATAATGACGCAGTTCATGCGTTTGCCGTCTTCTGTCCAGTAATAGTCCACTACACGGGCGAGTTCGTCATCATCGTC